GGACCGTCCTTACGGTCATATCCATATGGGCCATATATTGGATTGCCATCATATGACCAACCAATAATGGGTGAGTGATTTAAAGATATTTGTTCTGCGTTGTTTAAAAGATTTAAGTCGTTTGATGTATAATCAATTGTTCCATCACTGTTTTTTGACTTTAATATCTTTCTAAGACCTCTTGGAGCATAATAAGATGAAAATTTAATCCCTTCATCATTATTACCTCTTGTTAAGAATCCATCATCTCCATAAAATATATCTTCGTATCTCTTGACGTTATTAACTGCCCATGATCTAATCGTTGGTAAAAATACAGCACCAGTGCCAGGAATTACCTCTTGAACACCAACACTTGCAGTTGAATATCCGACACCACCATTATCAATAGTGACTGAATCAACTCTTCCATTACTAATTGATGATATTATCTTCGCACCAACACCGTCACCTAAAATTGTTAAATCAGGAGAAGATGTATATTCTGCACCAGAACGAGTAACAATTACAGATTGTATTTTTCCGTTCGTAACGATAGCCTTATATTCTGAGGATGAACCAGAAGATACTCTTACTTGTGGAGGAATACTAAAGTTGAACGTAGAATCATTTCCATATCCAAGACCAGCATTCTCAACGTTGATGGATGTAATTGAACCTCTTACAATTGGATTTACTCTTGCATGATAGTTTTCTGGTTCTTCTGTGTTGATTCCAATAGTCCCTTTAACACGAACAGTGATTGGTGGATAATTAAATACATGTTCTCCAGAACCAACTGATGTTAATCCAACAAACTGTTTTGACTGATAATTCGCATCAGATAACGTTGTTCCGATACCAGCAGATGCAAGTCTAAAACGACTATCACTAACTTTTAAGACGTAGTAATCTTGGTCGGTATCTAAACCACCAATCTTAACTTCATTATTTGAATAACGAACAAGCTCTCCATCTTCAAACCCATGATTTGTATATTCAATAAAATCAGAATATGTGTTAATACCAGCGGTGGGAATTAATCGTCTTTTGTTTTCATATCCTTCGCCAGGATTATCAATGATTATTTGACCTAAAACAAACTTCTTTCTTAAACTTTGAAATCTTTGTGAACCATCAGCAAAACCAGTTAAGTTAATTAGGTTTGATTTTGTTATTGCATCATTCTGATTATTTGCAAGTTTAATTGTTGTTTGATTAACTTTTGATACAAAATAAATTGATTCATCAACTAGTCTTTGATCTGGATTGTTTTGAATCAAAGTTGTTGTAATACCAGCACTCGCAATACCAATTGCACCAGTATTAAATGTTTTATAGATTACAGACTCTCCATCACGAAACTTATGAAAAGTTCCAAAACCAATTGTATCATCTGCGATATTGATTGCATTACCTGTAGATGATGCATCAAAATCCATAAAGTGATCAACTTGTTTTAATCTTGATCTTGCAATCGCATTTCTACCATTACCACCACTAATTTCTATGATTGGTGGTGCAACATAATCAAAGCCTGGGTCTATAATATCAATCCTTTCAAATGAACCTCTAACATTTGCTGTCGCACTGACACCAGCACCAGTTAAACTTTCAACACTAACTTTTGGTGGAGTGATGACATCAAACTGAGACCCACCTTCTAAAACATCTATTGATTCAACACCACCAAAAAATATAACATCACCCGACTTATAGTTTAGTATCTCTGTACCATTTACAAGCATGCCAGTGGCGCCTGGCGATGTCTCACGCCTTGCCCCGTCAAACACTGGATTTAATGGGAATCTCTTCAATAATTTCTGATGATCAAGTTTTTTGTTCGCTAAATCAGGAACAGAAATTTTAAATGTTCCATTTCCAGTTGCATCTACAAAATCACCATTTACTAAGTCAGGTAAAGAGTTTGCAAGACGAATATTGTTAGAATCAACACGACTTACATAATAGTTTTTACCATCAATCAGTTGACCTAGAAAACCACTAATCACATTATATGTGACAACCTCTCCAGAATAGAATCCATGATCCGATGCACCTTCCGTAACCTGTATCAACTGTATGAGGTCTCCTCCAGTGGCGCCAGTCCATGTTATAGAACGATCTGGTGCAGCTATTGGTTCGTTACCTAAACTTGGAAGAGAAGGCGAAGCAGCGTACATATGAGGATGTGGTGGTAATGCTAATGCATTGTCACTGTCATGGTCATATACATTTTGAACGTCAGTTGTGTATTTTGTAATATTCTCATGAAGAGAACTATTACCTCTCTTTAATCTTCTACGAATAAATGCAAAATTGTTTATACCAACACCAGGCAAGTCACCTACTATAAATGTTGAACTACTAATAACACTTAATACACGACCAACTGCAACCAAAGTAGATTGACCATCTAAAACTTCAATAGCATCTTCTTCTAGTAATCCATGATCAGAAAGAGTTGTAATGTTAAAACTACTACTTGATTGTCTGACAACAGTTTTTGGTGTAAACTTTACAGAAGTATTGTAAACCCATGAACTAAAATTACCATCCTCAGAACTTTTATTAATACCAAATGACCCTACTCTAACTTTATCTCCTTTGTTAAAATAGAATGTTGAGTCAGGAATAGGAAAATCTTTCAATACACCTGTAATTAAGACTTCAATCTTTTGTGTATTATTTGCAAAAGAGTATCCATAAGCTACATTATTGTATCTTACATCATCTCCAATACTTAAAGTGTCAAGAGCTGTATCCACTCCAACAAACTGGTTTGATGTTTTACCTGTATAGGTTACAACACCAGCGACACTCGCTGTTGGTAATGACAAAGAACCACTAGTGGGAAATCCAACAGTTGTATCAACTGTAATTACAGTTCCACCGATTGACACAGGATCAGTAACACGAGTTCTGCCTGGAACTATAAAATTACCATCAATTGAATCTTGTGATACACTAATTTGATAATAGTGTTCTCCACCATATAAAAAGTCTTTTACATCTGATATCGCACCAGAGGCACCTCTAATATTACTGTCATCTTCATCAGCGTCTTGAAAAAGTGTTGAACCTTTTAGATTACGAGGATCTCCAGTAATGGGTTTAACAACAAAATCTTGTGCAAATCCATAATCAGCATCAGATGGTTTGATTAAAAAATCAGAAGGTTTGATAATATTAACTTCTTGTCCATATAAGACTCTGAATAGTATTCGATATGATTCTTCAGTTCCTTTTGTTCGATAAAAATCTTTAACTTGTCGAATAAATTTAACTTGATCTATATTACTACTTAACTTACGATTTTCAAAACCACTTGCATAAGTCGTTTTTAACTTACTAAAAAATTCACGAATGAAAAGATTTGACAAATTATGAACTTTACTACCACCAGTATGAGATGCGCCTACAGTCGTATTAAATGATAATAAATCAGGTCTTGTGGGTTGATCCATACTATCAACACCACTAAATCCACGAACACAACCTGTAAATGATGTGGTTCCAATACCAGTGTATGTAATAATCTCATCATCAATTTTTAACAGACCATACTTACTTGGATATCCTTTTGTTGAATCTACAAAGATTGTATCTGAGTAAGATTCTGTATCTGTTGATAATCCAGTGTACTCTGTGAGTGCAGCACCAACATATGTTTGTAGTTTAGTATATCTGTCAAGATTCTCAGCAATGTTTATTGAACCACCCTGATATTCTTGAGAAATATAATATTGTTTCATAAAATCCACAAAAAGTGGACTTTCAGACTGTACAAACTCAGGTAACTGATTTTCAATTACCTGATTGATTTCAACTCTTTGTATTGATGTGTCTATCATTAATATCCGCCACCATAGCTAGATCCACCGCCTGATGAGGATGTGGAAGTTGTTGTAGTTGTAGTTGTCGAACCCATAGTTGAACCTGAGTAAGTTCCACCACTTGTTGTCGTGGTCGCAGTCGAAGAGGCTGTTGATGGAAGAATCGCAGCAGCTGTAGAAACTGGAGAATTTGACTTTCTCGTGAAAGTAGGAGTATAGTAACTGTGAGTATGAACAAATCTTGAACCTGATGTATTTTCACCTGATGCAATTAAATCTTGAACCATGTTAATCGTTGTGTTTGTCATGTCAAACTTGACATATAAATCACGAAGTCCCACGATATCATTTGAGTGTGGAATTGCTTGAATTTCAACTACACCGTTCGCAACCACCGTTGAAAGTATATTTACAGTATCTATAAGAACTTCACCAGTCATATAATCGACAGTTCCAGCATTTTTCTTCACAATATTTGGAGTTCCACCCTCAATGTATGTAAAGAAGAAAATTCGACCTTTTTCACGATTTATTACCTCATCAGCAAGATAAACAACACCCGTAACACCCTCTATTGTAAATCCAGTTGATACTACATTATATGAACTCTCCTGAGTATGGAATCGATTACCATAACAAACCTCATATTGAGCAAATTGACCCAAAACTGCTTTTAAATTACGTCGAATCGTAACAAGAGTGATATTTGATGTAATTGATGAATCAACACTATCAATAAGAGATATAGCCTTACTATATTTGAATCTACCACCAAATTTATTCACATCTATTGAACGTGAATATTGAGTCAATGCATTTGAGACGCCAGTTTTAAGATTATCCGAATCATCATTTAAACTTGGGTTATAATATGGTGTTGCATTAAGTTCAACATACAAATATTTTAAATCAACAAACTCTGGCACGATTCCAGCAACTGCATAACTCTTCAATCTTTGAATTAATTCTCTTTTTGTCTCATCTGATAAGAAATCACCGTTTCGAGGTTTTACGGAGATAAAAACTTTACCAAAACGAGGTGGACTCATCTCCTCACCACCAAAAGCAGTTACAGACTCAACGTTTGGATAAATGAAACCTAAAACTGACTCATAATCAGATGCCGTGACTGCACGATACTGAGAGGAGTAAATTCTTGGTGCAAAATACTTGATTGATGAGATAGATTCAATATCATCACCATCTCTTGACTTTTCATCAGTTGAAACAAGCGATATGAGGTCAGCATTAATTGCTGCACCATCTTGATTTGTAATATTTCCTACAAAACTAAATTCTGAAGCACCATTTCCATCTCTTCCGTCAGTTACGATGTAAGAAACCGTAATTTCATTACTATTTGACAGTTTTTTAGCAATTACATCATCACCAAAGATTAATTCATATCTTTCATCCTCAATTTCTTGTAACAAGTAAGAGTTTGATGTTGATGTGACACCTACAATGTTGTCAATTTGTGTATAGGTGACTGATGAGGTCGATGAAGACGAAGGTTTAACTTTAACTTTGATTGTTGATGTATCAATGAAGGAATTATCAAGAATATATCTTTGATTAAACAAAGAAGTGTCAACAGTAAAGGTTTGTGAAATAAAAACACCCTCATATATCTCAATATTCGTAAATTCTGCAAATCCGTTTACTACAGGAACTGTAATGTCTTCTGGAATGCAAAATATGAAGTTTGTGTTCTCTCCAGCACCATTACAAATGACACCAGCGTTAATTGTAAGTGTTGATGTGTCTACTAGACCATCTACAGTAAAAGATATTCTTGCTCTTGATGACCTACGAGATCTTGGAACGTATCCGATGTTTCTGGCAAGTGCAACGACGTTTTCTCGAAGTGTAGCGGAGTCAAGAAAACACTCGTTCGCTGCCATGTTAGTATTATAAGCAGTCGTGTATGTATTATATGCTAATGCGTCAATAATTATTGAAAGGTTAGACCCTTCAAAGTCATAATCTGTAAAATTAGTATTTGCCCTCAGATAATCTCTGATGGATGTCTTGATTTGATCAAAATCTAAATTAACATATTGTCCAAAGGCCATTATACTCTAGCTGGGAATAAGAGAACGTCTACTTCTTGTGTTGGAGCGGGAAGACCAACAATATCATATTGAACTGTACAATTCATTTCATTTCGATCTGGTGCAACTTGTACAGTTACCTCAATATTATCAATTCTAGGTTCATAATTAAGTAAAGATGACTTGATTTCATCTGTAATTCTTATTTCACTTAAATTTGTATTTAAATCAAACAAAGATTCGTTAATTACTGAACCAAATAGAGGTATAAATGGTTTTTCCCCAAGAATTGTAAAAATTATGTTCTTTACAGACCTTTTTATAGCATCTTCATTACGAATAGTCACCACATCATTCGTCACAGGATGACGTTTGAAGGATAAGTTGATATCTTTGAATGCCCTAGAAGCCACTATTTACACAAAAAGTTTCCTGTTTTTATTTATACCGCTTTTTTTATCTTTTTACGACTCTAATTCTGTATTTTTCCGATTCTAAAGCGTTAATAATGTATTTAGCGCTAATTCTTGGGTCTTTTTCGCCGCAAGTGAAGAAATC